ACCCGAACAAGGCCATCGACTTCCTACTGAAAAACGCCGAGAAGTACGCCAAGGCAAAAGCCCAGCGGGTCTACCTTGAGGAATTCAGGAAGAGCAAGAAAGCCTTATTGATGAACCAGTGCGATGAAAAGACCGTCAACGCCCGCGAGCAGTACGCCTACAGCCACCCGGAATACACCGGCCTGCTTGATGGCATTCAATCCGCCGTAGAGGTTGAGGAAACGCTGAAATGGCACCAGATCGCAGCCCAACTAAGGGTTGAGGTATGGCGCAGCCAAGAGGCTAGCAACCGCAATCAAGATAGGACGATGCGGTGAACTCCAAGCCACTCACAAAAAAGCAGATGGAAGTTTTGAACTTCATGCACCTCTACTTCCGCGATAACGATCAGCTTCCTCCGCCTGATGCGATACAGGCTAGGTTCGGATGGAAAAGCCCGAACGCTGTGACTTGCGCACGGAAAGCCCTTGAGTCGAAGGGATGGATTGAACTGAACGAAGCCGGGAAATTCCGCTTCTACCGTCCAAAGGTGACAGCATGACCCGCGCCGAAATGATCCACAAGGGCAAGCTGGCCGAACTCGGGTGTATGGCCTGCCTGCGCATTCATGGGCCACATAACCCCGGACCTGTCGAATTGCACCACTTCCGTGGTGGAGGCTGGGGCAAGGGCGGATACAGGACGCTGATCCCGCTTTGTCCTGAGCACCATAGAGGAAAGACAGGCATTCATGGGCTTGGAACGAAGGGGTTTGACAAGCATTACCCGTTCACTCAAAACGATTTATTGGAAGACGCGCTAAGGATGGCTGAATGAAATACGGATGCTGGGGACGCGCACCATTCAACAACTTTTATCACGCAACAGGAAGCGACAAGCAAATACCACATGTGATGACGATGGCCTGTCAATACACGAAGACAGAACTAGGCAAGACTGACGAGAAGTGCACCGGCTGCAAACACAAGGAACCAAAGTGACAGAGAAAGAACAGCTAGAAAACGCGGCCAAGGCTGCCAGACTGACCATCAACGAAAGTAAGTTCTACCCGCGTGATTTGGTGGTTTTGCATGACGATGGTTCTTGGCACTACTGGAATCCACTTAAAGACGATGGCGACGCGTTCAGGCTTGCGGTAGAGCTGGGAGGTGTGACGTTGAATTTCTATAGCCAAGCGTGTTTCGTTTCCCGATATGAAGGGGAAGAAGTAATTTGTGAAGAGCTTGGGGAAGACCCTTACGCCGCCACCCGCCGCGCCATTGTGCGCGCCGCCGCTGAAATTGGAAAGGCAATGAAATGACCGAGAAGAAACCCAGCCCATACGCCACCAACATCAGCCCATTGCGCATCAGCATATTGGAACTGATCGGCAAGAACAAGCTCACGACCACGGAAATCGCAGCGCCATTCGATGGGTACAGCCGGGAGCGCATGGCGAACATTCTTCGCGGGATGGCTGAATCCAAGATGGTGAGCCGGGAAGAGACGCCAGAAGGCCGCATCCTCTGGTTCAAGTACAAAGCACCGCCGAAGCCTAAAAAGCGTGAAATGCCGTGTTTGAATGGCACAATGCGCGAAAGGCTTAGCACCTCATGGATGACGCAGCCATCCAGGGCGGGCGCAACCGATGCGCTCAACATTAGGTCAGTGGGGTTCTGATGCCGCACATAAAGCTTTGTCCACCCGTTATTTTTTATGGGTTTGCGCGAGACAAATCATGGTGGCTGTGCTCTGGCCATGGGTATGCTGGAACTGGAGACACCCCGAAAGATGCATATGATGACTGGTCTAAAAATCTCCCAAATCCTGCACCAGTATCTACGTATCGAAGAATGTTGAAATGGGTTTCTGATGCCAAGACCTAAGAGCGAAATCACCACGCCAAAACAGATACAGATTGCAGCCAGGGTAACTAAAACGCTACGGGAAGAGTACAAACGCATCGGTGGGCCTGTTTGGCTGCGAAAGTACCTCGCTCAGAGCATTGAACAGAACAGAAAACAGTAACGTCATGGCACATGGCCGATGTGTGGCGCAAGCCTGAATTCCGCAGAGCAAGCCCCAGTCCTCTGACAAATCGGCCTAACTGGACAAAAATATGCAACCTAGCGCAACAAAGCCAAGGATAAAAAGAATACCTGAAGGTGTTTGCTTTGGTGTGAAGACAGGCGGCATGTGGTCCTGCGAACAAGGCGGGGCTAGGGGATTCGGTTGGTCCGCATGCGACGCATACAACGAGTGGAAGCGACAACTTTACAGAGATTTTGTCTCAAGTCAGTTGAAGTCACGAAAAGCAAATTAGCAGGAACACTGATGAGCAAGCTTTTCAACTTCGCAATCCTGACGGCCATGTCTTTCGCGCTCATGGCATCACCGTATTGGTGGATGGTGTTCGTTGTGATGCCGTTCTTGTGGGCACATTACTTGCAGTGATGCGATGGTAGAGTCATACTTGCAAAAATACGTAGATCAACAGCATCGCAATGATGTATGGGCTGTTTGTCTATCCAACACTGGGAGCAAGCAGTTGCACTTGTTCGATAGCAAAACGCTTGAAGTCGGCGATACGTTTGTTAATAGCTCAAAAGTTTACAAAGTCGTCAAGACTGATAAAGAAGTGAGTTAGCACTAACAATGGAAAAGGTTATCAAAACGAAACGCAAACCAACCGGCGCCGCAGCGATGGGCGCTGGTCCTGGCCGGCCTAAAGGGATGCCGAATAAGGTAACGGTCGAGTTCCGGGAGACTGTTCGGGCGTTGCTTGAGGACAACTCCGCCAATGTCGGTATTTGGCTGGACCAGGTTGCAACTGGATCGCATGGGAAAGAGCCCGCGCCTGAGAAGGCCCTTGATCTGCTGGTGAAGCTGGCTGAGTTCGCGGCCCCTAAGCTGACTCGGACTGAGGTTTCTGGCCTTGATGGCGGTCCGATCGAGACAACGATGAATGTCGCCGGGCTGTCTTCATCTGCGCTGGTTGAGATCATGGCCGCAAAAGATGCAGCTAACAAAGGCTGATCTACTGGCCGTAGAGCGAGAGCTTTGCAAGCGGTCGCTGGCTGAGTTCGCTAAACGCGCCTGGCATGTCCTAGAGCCTGCTGCTGAGCTTAAATGGGGGTGGGCGCTTGATGCGATCTGCCTACACCTTGAGGCTGTAACAGATGGGCGGATCACGCGGCTATTGATGAACGTCCCGCCTGGGTCGATGAAATCGCTGCTGACAGGCGTGATCTGGCCTGCATGGGAGTGGGGGCCTCGCGGATTGCCTGAAATGCGTTTTGTCGGCACGGCTCACGAGGAAACACTGGCAATCCGTGACAGCCGACGATGCCGCGACCTGATTAAGTCTGAGTGGTTTCAGGGGTTGTGGCCGCTTGAACTTGCCGCCGATCTGGATGGTAAGCGCGAGTTTGGCAACACAAATAAGGGCAGCAGGCAGGCCCGCGCATTCACATCTATGACTGGTGTTCGTGGAGACAGGATCATTCTTGATGACCCGATCAGCGCCGACAATGCAAACAGCGATGCAAAGCTAGAAGCCGCTCGGATCGCATTTACTGAGACGCTGCCGACGCGGGTAAACAATGAGAAAAGCGCAATCATCGTTGTGATGCAGCGTTTGAACGAGAAGGATGTTTCAGGCGTCATCAAGGAAATGGGCCTGCCTTACGTGCATCTATGCATTCCCATGCGCTTTGATCCGTCCAGGCGGTGCACAACGTCTATCGGGTGGACAGATCCGCGCACGGTAGAGGGTGAGTTGATGTTCCCTGAGCGATTCAGTGAACAGCAGGTAAAAGAGCTTGAGACAACGCTTGGAAGCTATGGCGCAGCGGGACAGCTACAGCAAGCGCCAGCACCTCGCGGCGGCGGCATCATCAAAACGTCGTGGTTCAAGTATTACAGCCATATTCCTGCTTTGGAGTGGTCGAACATCTATGTAGACACAGCGCAAAAGACAGGCCAGGAGAATGATTACTCTGTGCTGTCTTTGTGGGGCCGAAGCGTTGATGGCCAGGCTGTAAAGTTGGACATGCTTCGCGGGAAATGGTTAATGGTTTATGGTTAGGTGGAGCTTCGTTCACGCTTCGTTCACGCTTCGTTGACGACTCGTTGCGCTTCGCCTCACGATCCATGGCGATTCGTTTGTTTGTTTCAGACGTAGCGTGATACGCGGCAACCTCTTCTTGGATGCGCTTCTGAACGTACCTACCATCCTCAAGCGTGAAGAATTTAGCCAAAACGAAGTCAACAGCCTCGATTTCAGCGGTAGAACTGGCCCATGTCCAGTCTAGTGCTTCATCCCTCGTTGGGAACTGTTCACGGTCATAGCACGCATCGATCAAAAGCGTGTACGAACCGTGCTGAAGCATTGACAGTCGTCCTGCTTTCTTAGCGTAGTCGCCTAGATTTCGTTTGTAGTAATGCATCGCATTTTCCAGAGCGTCCAGATAAAGAAGCACCGGCAGGCGCTGGATTCGCTTTTCAGTGGAGTAGCTACTCCCCACCTAGCCGGGTTCTATCCTTGAATTTTACGCCACTTCCTGCGCTTGGGCAATTTGGCTTTCTCCTGGGAAAATACCCCAAGAATTCCGCCGCTTAGCCATAAGGTCCGTGTACTTCTGATACGCGCTCGTTTTCGTCGGGCTGAACCCAAGATACTTGCACCAGTAGTCATTACGAAGCAACGTCTTGCACACCCTGCGCCAGCTTGGAGCCTTGTTATTGTTCTCAAGCTTCAGATCAGCCTCGTCCGGTATTCCATCAGGATAGCCGCGCTTCATCCACCAATTGATGTACACGGCAATCTTGTTTTTGTAGTGCTCGGCTGTCTTCGGTGGTGTGCTTTCAAGCAGGCTTTTCGCAAAGGATTCCCATGTGTGGCCTTCTGGCAAAGTGATCTTGTGGTTGCCCATCACGTTGCCACGCTCGTTGCTGTAAAGCTTGCCGGTGTTTGCCCCATTCACCCGGAGCACCAGACGCGCCCAGATAGACGGCTCAATCACTTGATACAGCCACAAACCTTTACGCGACTCATCACCAAACGGCTCGCATATACGCATCTGGTGAAGCGTCAATCCTGCTTGGTGCATCCTGTCATAGAGCGTGTTGTGTGAGCAACCAGTTTTACCGTGGAACGTCCAAATGTCCTCAGTGTTCCAGTCATAGATTGGGTACACGTTCCACACGTTTTCCACAACGTTTGTCGTGAACGGCTTTCCTTGGTACATCGGCTTTTCGCGGGCCAATGTGCGGAAACGGTTTAGGCTTTCTTGCGCCCTGATGCCGACAAATGCAGCACACAACTCACCCTTTGCGTACCACTGGCCGAACGTAGGGACGAACTCCTCAAACATGATCCCTTCATACCAGAACGGAACGCTTGAAGTGTCTTGAATGCTGATCGGCTCTTTCTCGCGCACCCAAAGGTTTTTCTTGCTTTCGTCCCAGGCGGTCCACTCAGGTTGATACATCGATGTGGCATTCCAAGTCTTGATTGGTAGCGCCATCCAGTAAGGCTCCGTGCAGTCAGCATACTCCGTGAAGATGGCCCTGGCAAAGTCGATGGTTGCCGTGAACTGCGCTTCCCAATCAAGAAAGAACAGCCCAATTTTCCGGCCACGTTTGCGCGCTTCCTGGCACACAAGGTGAACCATAACACCGCTGTCTTTACCCGCGCTGAAGCTGCAATAAATCTTCGGGAAGTTGTCAAACGTCCATTCGATGCGCTGCTTTGCCGCAGTCAGCACATCCATTCCAAGTGATCGCTTAGGCATTCTTTGTTCTCCAATATGCGATGGCTTCCGTTGCCTTCTGGTTTGCTGCGTCTTGCTGTTCTGTTGACAGATGTCCCCATGCCTCACGCACAATGTCTTCAGGGCAACCAATAGCCCTAGCGACTGCCGCATGGCCTATCCACGGGCGCTTATCGCCTGATTTCGTCAGGTTGTGCTCGCATGAGAATGTCCACTCATCGGCCACGCGGCGCATCCACTCACCGTAAAGCTCTGCGTTTCCAGTGAAAGCGATGGCAATATCCCGCCATGTTGCGCGGTGGTTCGTGGTCCCCCACATGTTCGCTTCAACCTCTTCCAAGAGCCAATATGGGTGCCAAATCTCACCAGTACTTGGTTGCGTGTCGTCAATCATTCAGATCGTCCTCGCCTTCAATTTCCTTGAACGAGTCAGCCTCCCAGGCTTGCGAGAACTCACGATCAGCAAACAAGCCAGCAAGGCCGGTGACCTGCGTCAACCGCAGAACCTCGTCGGATTCCATGCCAAGTTCTTTGGCGATCTTCGCGTCGCTCCAGAATCGGCGCTTCAACTCCACAACAATCTCAGCCATTGAATCAACGCGGTGCTCTCCTCGCGCTCTGTTGTGCCGGATCGTAGCGGCCATGCGGTCGCTCTTATCTTGCTGGCTAGACCTGATCTGAACCAATGGAAGGTAGCCATGCACACGGCTTTGAATGTCGGCGCATTCCTTGCCTACGCGGTGCCGGTGGAATCCGTCAATCACCTCGTATCCGGTCGCTCCGTCGTGCATCGATACGATAGGCTGCGTGTAGCCATCCGAAGAGATTGACAGCCTCAGAAGCTCCATTTCAGGCGGCGCAACGCTGTTTGGGTTGTAGTCGTTGGCGTGAACCTCTGAGTTCTTCACCCAGCGCACAAAATCAACCGGCTCAGTGTTGAACGGGCTTACCTTGTGAATAGCCTCCCGAAGCTCGTTGACAATCACCGCACGTTCGTCCACCGGCATCAGTGCAACCGTCTGGATGTACGCGAGGAATGCAGCCTTCGCGTCAACGTCAGCAGTCTCTGAAAACATGTCAACTTGCAAAACGCTCAGATCATCCACGATCATTTCCCTTCAGTTTCAGCACTCGATAACCGTTGACCGACACGGACAATCCGTCTTCCGTCGCCACGTATTCGATACGCTCGGCACGCTCCAGCTCGCACAATCGGCGGTCCACCTGAACCACGGTGAGGCCAGTCATGGCAGAGATTCCTTGTGCAGTGCGCGGTCCTTCAATCAGCGCTTCAAGAATCTGCGCCTTGTGGCTCGGAATGAACCGCTCTGCTTTCTTTGCGGCTACGTGCGAGGTAACCGGGTCATTGCTGCGTGCTCGCACCACTTGAATGTCATCAAAGTACATCGTTAGTCCTTGGTTGTCCTGAGTGATTGCGGAATACCTTGGTTAGCGGGCCTGAGAACTACCTGATTTTTTACAGGCTTCAGCAGGGCTTGTGCTCGCTTGCTGAGTCCCGGCATGGGCTGGGCGCTTTGTGGCGTGCTCTTCATGCGCAGGCCCACCGACCGGTTTTGTTTTTACGCTGCACCGCTCCACTGTCCATTCGTGGGATCGGGTCTACACCGATAAACAGTCTCCATCCTGTAGCGCATGGGTCTGCAAATCTGATGTACGTTTTCTTCAGCAAGTCAACGACCGACATAAAGTCCGTGCAAAAAAACGTCTCCGTCGTATCAGCTTGGTTGAACCGCTTTCTCATGGACAAAAGTGCTTGCTGTTCTGCCGCAAACCCAGCGACTTCCATGCGCGGAGTGCTGAAATATGCTTCAGGTCGCTTGCCACGTCCTGTCGTGGACTTAAGCTGTTTCCAGCGGCGTTTGCATGAGGTCGCGCAGCCCACTTTGATCGTCCCATCGTGGTACTTAATGGCGTACAGTGATAGTGACTTCATTTGATTGCCTAATGCAGACCAGCCTTGCGGGCCTCACGGTCAATGGCCTTCTCAAGCCATACGCGCCCGCCGTGGTGCGTCATAAGTGAGCGCAGCTTGAGCCAGTAGCTCACAGGCAAGCGCACGCCGTGAGATTCGGTGGTTTCTTTGGGTGGTGGTGTTTTCATGTCGCAGATCATAACGCTTTTCGTGCCACACGCAACAGAATTTATTTTTACGAAAGTGCTTGCGTTCTGTGCCACACCTAATGTACATTACTTCCATGCCGCGAAACAAAGCGGACTAGCAACAGGGCAAGCCCCTAAAGCGAGCGGTACAGGTGCCACCGGAAGCCACCTTGAGGCCATACAGCTAGCAACGTGGGTGCGTTGTGTTGAGCAGGCCGAGAACAGAAATGGTGCTCTCTTAACTGAGAGCCATCAAAGCTAGGTAATGCGCAGTGGTGATGCGCGGCAATGACGAAACAACGGCCACAGTAATGTGCGATTCCGTTGCGTAGGTGGTAGACAGAGAGGATTTCAAATCCTCGCACCAGTGAACCTGCATAGCGCGGAATCAGTGCCACACCGCAAGCTGGAAATTCACCCCCAGCACCTAGCTTTGATGGCCCGCACAGGGACCGGCGACCTGTGCAACTTTAACCCTAATGGGTGACGGTGTTTCCTCGGGTCAAGTGGTGCCATATCCACGGGGCCATCAACTAATTTACAGGAGCGTTTCATGAACCAACTTGACAATATCGAACGGATCGAATCCGGCTCACACGACAAGACCGCTGGTAGCAGCTTCCGAGAGCAGCAGGAATACGCCGATGCGGTGCGCCGCCAGCGACGGGCCTATGACGCTGCCGACATGGCAGACCAGATTGACGACCTGATTGTTGACCTCGCCAAAGAAGGCAAGGCGGAAATGATCGGCAGCATGTTGATCACGTCGATGAACGCAACCATTGCGCGCCGTGTTGCGGCAGAAGGGTGGAAGTGATGACCGCTCACACCGCCGTGAACTTCGCGCTCGCGCTTGCTGCGCTCTATCTGATGTTTGGCAATTTGCCGGGGGGAATGTGATGCACCTGACCATGCCGACCCGCACCCTGCTGGACCCGCGCAAGCGCTACACGCCAGCAGCCAACACCGACATCCGCCGCACCTTCGCTGCCTTCCAGCGGCTTGCACGGATGCAGGAACGCAAGACCCCTGAGCAGAAAGGCCAGCCATGAAACCCCAGCAAGACCCCGTTGTCCAAGACCTTACCGAGTGGATCAACCGAAGCGCAGGCCAGCACCGCCGCAGATGGAGCGAAGGGACGCAGCAAATCCCGCATCAGCAGACCGACGAAGAGGCCGCGAACTTGAAAGCATGGAACGCCAGTGGCCTGCGCCGCGTTGACACATCGCAGTTGGGCCAGCGTGACGGCGTATCGGTGGGCGCGTGCCGCACTGATCTGCCGGTGGACTTCGCAGGCCCTGAGCCGCGCGAGTTCGACACCGACGAGCCGCTGATGACGCTTACCGAACTGTTCTTCATTGTGCTGATCGTCGGCGCTGTCTTTGGCATTGCTCTCAAGGTCTACACACCATGAGCGAGAAAACACACTGGAAACGGTTGATAAACCCTGACTACATCGGGGCATACGCGATACCAGAAGGCGAAGACCTGACGGTGAAGATTGACTACGTACAGGTCGAAGAGGTCACGGGATCGCAGGGCAAGAAAGACGTTTGCAGCGTCATGCACCTTGTCGGCGAAAAGCCCATGATCCTGAACGTCACGAACAGCAAGAGCATTGCAAAGCTGTACGGGCCTTATATCGAAGACTGGCGCGGCCAATTGGTCACGCTGTACGCCAGCACCACGCGGCTTGCTGGTGAAACGGTGGAATGCCTGCGAATCCGGCCCCAGGTTGCAGAGCGCAAACCGAAGCCGATCAATGACACGAGGTTTACCGCTGCGATTGCCTCAATCATCGCCGGGACGTACACCACGGAGAAGTTGCGCCATGCGTTCGCACTGACCGAAGAACAGGAGGCAAAGCTTGTGCAGGCTTTGGCAGAACATGCATAAGTTCCGCGCATCCTCACTCTCGGAAATCATGACGACCCCGAAAAACAAGGGTGACGTTTTGTCAGTTGGCGCGAAGACAGCCATTGAAAAGCTGGCAAAGCAGATGGTCTACGGGTATGACGAGGAAATTTCCTCCAAGGCGATGGAGAAAGGAATTCTTGTCGAAGACCACTCAATCGCGCTCTACAACGAAGTGTTTTTCACCGACCACAAGAAGAACACGGTTCGGCTCGATAACGAGTGGATCACTGGCGAATGTGACATTCACGCGCCGAGGAAGATCATCGATATCAAATCGTCATGGTCACTGGCGACGTTTCCAGCAACGTCAGCGGCTGGCATGGATAAGGGCTACGAGTGGCAAGGCCGCGCTTATATGTGGCTCTGGGACGTTGATGAGTTTGAGATTGCCTATTGCCTCGTGAACACCCCGGAAGACCTGATTGGCTACGAGCAGCAAGACCTGCATTTCGTTGATCACATCACCCCAGAGCTTCGGGTTACGCGGGTTCATTACACGCGGGACAAGTCGCTGGAAGACGTAATAAAGCAACGGGTTGACGATGCCCGCCGCTACTTCGACCAGATGGTCAAACAGATTTCAGACGAACACACGATTTAAGGATCACATGGCATACGACAACAACATGACCGGCATCATTTCCAAGAACGCCAACAAAAAAGACGACAAGCACCCGGACATCAAAGGCCAGTGCGAAATCGACGGCGTGCAGTATTGGGTCGATGGCTGGCAGAAAACCCGCAACAGCGATCAGGGCAAGTTCTACAGCCTGCGATTCAAGCGCAAGGACGAGGCGGCAGCCCCGGCACCAAAACCAGCACCGAAACCCGCAGCAGCACCATCTAGCGGGTTTGACGACATGGAAGATGACATTCCGTTCTGAGCCAAACCACGAAACCCAACAACATCAGCGCCCACGTTCTGGCCGCTGCACAGGAGGTGACTGCATGAGCGAGATCAATGACGGTGGGCCGGCGTTTCCAGTCGCTGACTACGACCACCAAACATTTGCCCCGAAGAACATTGAGGAAACGCGCCGCCTTCTGTCTGGCATGAGCCTGCGGGACTACTTTGCAGCGAAAGTCCTTCCGTCCATTTATGGCGATTCTTTGGGCGGGCCAGACTGGCGCGATGCTGTTGCTGATGCGGCCTATCAACTGGCAGACGCGATGCTCAAGGCCCGCGAGAAAGGGGCTGGCTCATGAGCGCTACCAGCGGATACGCCAAAAAGATCGAGC